TTAACTAACTTAGGTCTATTTGCTTCTGTCCATTCTTTCTGTACACCATCAAATGTTTCATTCAATAATCTCTGCTGTTCCAGTACATTAAGATTGATGGTGACTGAGTTCTGCATGATCTCAGCATCATTCTCACCAGTAAATACAAATCCTGCACCACCCATATCAGCAGCAAACTGATAGATCTCATGGAAAGGTAAGATATACCTATAAGGAACTTCGTTATAAAAGTTACCTTGCTCTCCTTTATATTCCAATACTCTCCGAACGAAATCTACATCACGCAAATCTCCTTGCACAAATTCATTAGCTTCCGTCGCAGAAAACTCAGGATACTTTAGGTCTACACCTCGCACCCAGTATCCCTCGGAACGCAATCTCTTGACCATGTGACTTCCTATAAAACCACCTGCACCTAACACCAGTGCAGTCTTTTTATATTCACTCATAATAAAACAATAGTTATAGTATGTATTATACAAAAAAAGAGAGGTTTATGCAACCCCTCTTAATGATTAGATTTCAAAATCAGTAACTGAATGTAGAACTGCAATGACTTTATCTAATTTTGCTTCTAGTGCTGCACAATCTCCACCAGTATTGCAATCATCATGAGCCCTTGCTTCTAATGCCTTTAACCTTGCCTCTACTTCTACGTCATACTTTGACATAGATGCACCACTAGAGGACTTTGCTGCTGTTCCTTTGAATGCCATAATTAATGACTAAACTCTGATTTATTTATCAAACAAATGATGCTTTGATGTACCAGCATTATCATTGGATATGTTTCCTATACCAGTCTCTTCGGTCTCCTCTAAGGTATACTCCCAATCTTCTATCACAGTATTAGAAAGCATTCTATCAGACAAAAGATCCATCTGTTCTCTTGCTATCTCTTCACTCTCTGCATCAAACCAAAAATCAATTACCTTACCAATCCTCAACAAATGTGGTTCAAGATTAGGGGCAATTCTATTGACATTATTCATCACTGCATTACCAGCAGCGTCGGATACAGAACCTCTTAACCTAACATGAACAAGTGCTTTAAATCTCATTAGAATGAATGATGATGAGTGTCTATATCACCATGCTCTATATTATCTATCCTTTCAATATGGCCATGATCTATATCAATGTGCCATTTCTTTTCAAGTGCATCAGCAATCCTTTCGAGTGCTGATGCGATGCGAGTAAACTCTTCACTCATAATAAAAACTTACCTCCTTCATCGGTGTCAGGGGCTTCTGCCTCATCCTTAACATAGCAAGGAACACCAGCAGGGTCAAGCCACTTTGTATATTCAAAGTCTTCGATTGCTTGCGTTAGTTGCATTCCATTGTCACATAGGTACATATCTTTGTACCTTTTAGTATAACGGTCTTCTTTTTGAATACGAAAATCGGGTTTACCATTCTCTAAGGTTCCGACTTCAACATAACGGTAAGGATACCGTTCCATAATAATATTCATCTTATATAACCCCTGCTAGATCTTCAGAAATACACTCAATTATAGTTGCATAATCAGCATCTGGATCTTCTCCTGAAAGGTTTACTAACCCCTCACCAACATAATAACGTTTGACTTTTTTGTAGAGTTTTGGATTCTTTACATCCAAAAAGATTTCCCTATTTGCAGCAGCCCTAAGGATGCCTATGTCTTTGCTGAACTTTGAAGTAAGCGTCATTGCTTTGATTGATTACACAGGTAGTATAACGTATGAAGAAGAAAAAGTCAACCCTATCCTTCCCAAATCATGTCAGGCATCGGAGTTTGACCTCCTTTCATAGTGAACATAAGAATAATATATCCAACAAACCATATAATATTAAACAACCATGCCTGTCTCCAAAGATACTTCCTGATAGCCATAGACCTAAGAACTTCAGGCATCTTATCTTGAGACCTAAAGACCTGTTCTATTATCAATGCAATAAAGAATCCTATCACTAGAGGATAGAATACAAAATTTGCAAATGACATGATACCAATTAAAAAAATCATTGCATTGGGTGAAATAAAAGGTCGGGGAAGAAGTAATTAAATTCTATAAGTATGACTGCTGTAATGGTCAACCATATTGTTGCTACCACTGGAGCAGATCTAAACCATTTTGTACGGAAAATTTTAAATAGTGAGTTCATCGTTTTACATCGTGAGCACAACCATCACCAGTATAATCATCACTGTCATAATAACCATTCTTTGTGCCAAAGAATATTGTGAGAGCGACAAATGGCACTGCTGCTAGTATCAGAAATGTTTCTAAGATCATCTTGCACCTACACGGGGTTCATTAGCGGGGACTTCATGTGGATCCATCTCTCCTTTTGGTAAGTAAGCCAGTTCACGCATGGCACGAACTGAGGGATCACTTGTAACAGAAGTGGGCAGTCGTCCAAGAGCGACATTATCAAAGTTAAGTGAGTGCCTGTCAAATGTAGATAGTTCATATTCTTCTGTCATACTTAGACAATTGGTAGGACAGTATTCTACACAGTTACCGCAGAATATACAAGCTCCAAAATCAATTGAATAGTTTCTTAATTCTTTTTTCTTTGTCTGTTTATTCATCACCCAATCGACCACTGGGAGATTTATTGGACATACTCTAACGCATACTTCACAAGCAATACACTTATCAAACTCATAGTGTATACGTCCACGATACCTTTCAGATGGTATCAGTTTCTCATAAGGATACTGTATTGTTACAGGTCTCCTTCTCATATGATCAAAGGTTACTTCTAACCCCTGTAGCATATATTTAGCAGTATCTCTTATATTTTTTAGATAATCAAGTACGGTTTTCATCTTCTTACTACAATATCTCCATCATCATCTTCATCATCTTCCCAAGGATCCTCTAGTTCTTGTTTTAATTCTGCTATACGATTTTGAAGATCTCTATATTCCTCTAAGTCACATTCAGTTTTTCTTTCAAAGGTTACACCCAACAATTGCTCACCAGGTTCAACATCTTGCATCTCAGGATGAACTCTTTTAGTTACCTCGGTAGTCCATGTGCCAGCATTGTAATTTCTTACAGATTTAGATCTCGCTCCTGAAATGATAGAACGAATGGCCCACACTAAAAGAAATATCCATGTTAATGAAAAAATAACATCGGTAAGTGGATTCATCTTCTGAATATTCTTTCTAGTGGTACTTGTCTTATCTTATGCATAACATCCATCTCAACTCTATCAGCAACTCTCTCAATGATATTCACATCAAGGTGCATAAATGGTGGAATGATTCCTAGTATCCTAAGAAGACCATCCACAAACAATGCAAGTGCAGTGAATCCAAGAATCATACTAATGATAGTTGCTTCTCGGTTATGCTTTGCCATAGAGGCTTCATCGATTCTCCGTGCCTCTTCAACGGCTTCGGCAATCATTGCATCTATTTCTGCTTTAGTATAGCAGAGTTTTTTAATTACTTCTTCAGTCATCGAACCTCGAAGTTTAGTTTGCGTACTTTTCGTTTGCGTCGTTCCTCTTGCCATTGGAGATCTTGAGAGGTAAATCCGTCAGGTTTATGTTCTTGATTAGAACTTATCATGACTACTTTATTTAAGTCAAGGGCGGTCAGTTTATCACCATTTATGGTGGCCATGTTAGGACACCCACACGATACGCTCCTAGCGGAGTTTGAAATTACTTCCTTACCACACTCTTTACATCTTACCTTGATCATTGTCTTTAAGCGAATACTTTTCTAATAGTTCTGGGGAATATTGTTCTACATTACTCTCTATCTTCTCATCTCTCTTTTTCTTTTCTAACGCATACACTCTATTCCGTAGTTCTGTAGAGGAATACTGGTGTCTGCGGAGATGAAAATATAGTTCTATACCATTATCTATACAATATTGCTTTCCTGTGAAGTCTCTATCTTTATATTCTTCACTAAGAAATCTCACATCAATGTTTTGGGTCTGAAGTAAATTAAGGAGATCAGCCTCTGTCTCATAGACTAAAATCTCATCAACATACTTACATCCTTGTAGTTGTACATACCTTTCATAGACTGATTGTACTGGTTTATTTTTCACACCAGGTCTATCAATAGTAGGATCCACCTGAAGTGCAACTATAAGATAGTCACACAACTGCTTCTCCATCTTCATCATTGTAACATGTCCTGCATGGAATAGATCGCAAGAACTACAATTAAATCCTATCTTCATTTTCAGGTTCCTTTTCTATAGAAATAATTTCAAGATTTTCCACGTCATCCAATTCAATCCAATCTTCAAACTCTGCATAGATTGCTATCTTATCACCTACCAATTCTGCCGCTTCTACTTTATCGATAGCCCATTCTCTGTTATGAGCAACGATTTGATCAGTTGTGTCAAGTTTCATAATAATCTTTTCTGAAGTATCTGGAGAGGATGTTACTATTGTAGTACTTCGGCGTTCCGTCGTCAAGAGACTCGGTGAGGACTCCGTTAACAAAGAGTTGTCTCGTTTCCTCGAAGTTTGTTTTGCCAGCTGTTTTATGTAAGCTGAGCATAGTTCTGCTAAAGTTCTGTCTACCCAGTTGTTCAATTTCTTCTTTAAGTTCTGGACAAGACCCATAATACTTTTTCCAATCAGATTCAGATTTTACTTTTCGTTTTTTGCCTTTAGGAGTTCTAAATTTCCAAAAGTATTTTCTTCCGATGTACTCTCTACCATTTTGTAGATTGATAATCCTGTAGACAAAACCGAAGAAATCATCAATATCGTCAGAAGTGAAATTTGTACCTTTATATAACCAGGGATTTTCATACTCAATAGTCATACTCATCAAGGACATCCAGTGCATTATTTAGAATGCGTTGAGCTGCTCCTCTTTGACGATCATCCCATTCAGGATACCATGACTGATTACCTAAACCTCTTTTAATCTGCTCAAGTCTTGCAGTCATATCAATTTTCTTAAGTCTACCGTTCATTTATTTGAAAGCAAATGTAAGGGGGAAAATTTAATTACCCACCTACTAATTTATCATAGTCCACGGCAGAATCCATGATAGATTTCTTCATCTCCTCATAATCCCACTCTATCTCATCAGAGTTTGAATCCTGAGAAGGTATCTTTTTTGACATCTTGTTTGATTCCTCCGACGACATAACTTTCAACCTCCGTCTCTTGTGGTGCTACTTGAAGTCCCTTAGAAGAGATCCAATGCTCTGTCCAAGGAAGTGGATTATTTCTCATTGGAATATCATATTGTGCTTTCAAACCAATAGATCTAAGTCTACGATTTGCAATCCACTCAACATACTGCTGAAGTAATTTATCATTCAATCCTATCATAGTTCCATCTCTAAACAAATAATCAGCCCATTTCTTTTCTTCATCTACACATTTATTAAACATCTGATATGTCCACTCCTCTTCTTCTTTCATAATATTAACCATATCAGGATCGTCACCTTTCCTCCAATTGTTCAATATATTTTGAGTAAGAGCAAGATGTTGATTCTCATCTCTTGCAATTAAAGATATGATCTTAGCTGAACCTTCCATAAGCTTAAGTTCACCAAAAGCAAAACTACAAGCAAAACTAACATAAAAACGAATACCCTCCAGAATATTAACATTGGCAACTGCTCTATAAAGTTTACGTTTGACCTCTTTCATTTCTAAAACAGGTAGAGATGTTTCAACATTATCCAAATCTTTCCACAAAGTGCTCTGACCCCACTGCTGTGCTTCATTAATAAAATCATCATAAGATTCTGTGACGGTAGCAGCACGACTTAAAATACGATCATCTTTTATAATAGTATCAAATACTTCTGATGGATCTGAATAAACATTCTTAATCACATAGGTATATGATCTACTATGAATCATCTCCATGAAAGACCATACTTCCATACATGCTTCTAACTCAGGTAGAGAACAGTAAGGTAAGAAAGCCATACCAGGAGCACGACCTTGTACACTATCAAGCATGATCTGGTATTTAAGATTGCTCGTATAGATATGCTTTTGTTCTGGACGTAATTTTTGATAGTCTCCACGATCTTTCTGTAACGATACTTCTTCTGGTCTCCAAAAATATCCTAACTGTTGCTTAGTCAGGTTCTCAAACTGAGGATACTTAAAATTATCATATCTTTGAACACCAAGGGGTTTACCAAAAAACATTGGTTGTTTCTTGGTGTTTACATCTTCGGTATTAAATACCGTCATTCCTTTTAGTTTAGATGGCACAGGATTCACACTCCTCTTCGTTAGCGTTTTCTAAATCAGAAATAAGATTATCTAAATTTTCTTTATCATCTGGAGCATCATCAGTCTTCATATCATGTGTATTTTGATAATAAGAAGTTTTCCATCCTAGTTTATAGGTGGTTAATAAATCCTGTGCCATAACAGATACAGGAACCTCATTATCAGGATAATGCTCTGGGTTATATGACCAGTTACCAGAGATGCCTTGATCAAAGAATTTTTGCATCACAGAGACAATATTTATATACCCTTGGTTGTTCGGCATTTCCCACAATAAAGTATAATTATTTTTTAAAGTATTGTAAGATGGAACAACCTGTTTAAGAGGCCCTTGCTTTGATTTTTTAATGGACAAGTAGTCTCTAGGTGGTTCAATTCCATTGGTTGCATTTGACACAACGGAACTGCTTTCCGATGGCATTTGTGCAGACAATGTTGAGTGCCGTAAACCGTGTTGAAGGATAGATGCTCTAAGAGATTCCCAGTCATGTGTAAGTGGTTGAGATGAAATTTCATCTACGTCTTTCTTGTATGTATCAATAGGAAGGATTCCATCAGAATATTTGGTGCGTCCAAAGTTTTCGCAATATCCTTTCTCCTGTGCAAGTTTATTAGATGCCTTTAAGAGATAATACTGGAAAGATTCTGATAGACCATGAACTGCATCCCATGCTTCTTGTGAGTCGTATTTAAACCCAAGTTTAGCAAGATAATGTGCAAGACCAATGAATCCTACTCCAAGACTTCTACGTGCCTTTGTGGCCCTCTCCGCAGCAATGACAGGATAGTCTTGATAATCAATCAACTCCTCCAATCCACGCACTGCAAGATCACAAAGATCTTCTAATTCATCATCTGATCTTACCTTTCCTACATTTACTGCACTCAAAATACAAAGAGCAATCTCTCCTGTGTGATCATCAATATGCTGAAGAGGATATGTAGGAAGAGTGATCTCCTGACATAGATTACTCATCTCAATCTTGTCTTTAAATGATGAGTGACTATTACAATGATCTATATTCATAATATAGATTCGACCAGTCTCTGCTCTCTCTTTTAATAGGTCGAGGATAAGTTCTTGGGCTCCGATGGTGGTTTTAGGGATGGATTCATCTGCTTCGTAACGGCAATATAAGTCATCAAACTTATCGGTCCCAAAACTCTCATACAAGTGAGGACAATCATGAGGGGAAAATAACGTGATTTCCTTATTTTGGATAAAACGTTCATAGAATATCTTACTTAACTGGATGCTGTAGTCGAGTTTTCTGACTCTGTTGTCTTCTGTTCCTTTGTTGTTTTTGAGGACGAGGATGTCTTGGATTTCTTGATGCCAGATAGGAAAGTGGACAGTAGCTGATCCTCCTCTGATACCGTTTTGCGTACAGCATCGAACAGTTGACTCAAATTTTTTGAGGAAGGGGACCACACCTGTGTGTTGAACTTCTCCACCACGGATTTTGCTGTTGATGCCCCTGATTCTACCTGCGTTAATGCCGATACCAGCACGTTGTGCGACATATTTGCCAATAGCCATATCACTGCTAAAGATACTATCGAGGGTGTCATCAGCATCAACCAGAACACAAGATGCAAATTGACGAATGGGTGTTCTGACCCCAGCCATGATGGGGGTGGGGATGTTGATTTTGTGCTTGCTGATTGCGTCGTAGTATCGTTTGACATAATTTAACCTCGTTTCTTTAGGGTACTCTGCGAATATTGTTAATGCGATCATCATGTACATGAACTGAGGTGTTTCATACACCTGACCAGTACTGCGATCTTGTACAAGATATTTATCTACGACCTGCCTAAGACCAGCATATGTAAACAAAAAATCTCTATTATGATCAATGTATCCATTTGCTTTTTCGATATCCTCTTTGGAATATTTTGAATAAATGTCACCATCGTAAACCTCCTGACTAACGCATTTAACAATATGATCCTCTAGTTGAGGTAGTTCTCTACTTCTTCCATAAAGACTTTTTCTTATTGAAAATAGTAAGAGTCTAGCTGCAACGAATTGATAATTAGGATGATCCAAATCAATGAGATCACTAGCAGACTTGATAAGGATCTCTTGTATTTCAGCAGTCGTGATACCGTCATAGAATTGAATCCCCGATTGTATTTCTACTTGACTTGCAGAGACCCCTGCAAGACCCTGTGTTGCTTCATCCACCATCTTATGCATCTTTTCTAGGTTGAGAGCTTCAGTGCCTCTACCATTTCTTTTTTTGACTTTAATGCCGTTGCTCATATGCGTTTCCAAGTGTTAAATTGAAGTTTTGCTTTTAGACCATTGTATACATTTGATTCTACTATACTCTGAACATCATGTCCAGCAAGAACCATATCATTTATGTCCTTTTCCTTTATTTGATTTGGCCAGATGACGACATTATCACCTCTGTCGATGGTGTCGGAGATTCTTGTTGTAATTTCCTTAGACCTCGGCTCGTTATCATAAACCCAAACAGGAGTGCTAACACCCCACTTCCCAACATCACCGTCTGCACCGCACATAGCAATGCTATTGAGTAAGAACGTGCTGTCGAACGGTCCTTCTGTAACGAAGACTGGAGCATCTCTTCTGATGTTATCCAGTCCGTAGATCTTTGGTGCGTCATTATAAAAAATAGTCGTGATATATTTAACAGAGTTAGGATGTACGGATCTCCCCTGTACTCCTATTAATTCCTTTTCATAATATAGAGGTATTATGATCCGAGGATGTTCTTTGACATTGGAATCAAACGTCTGTTTATGGGAGTTGACAAACTCAATATACTTCTCTGCATAATAAAATTTAGAGGGATCAAGTTTTCTATTCTCCAGATAGATCCTACCCTGTTCTACCTCAGAACACTTAGGAAGATCCAACTTAGCAGAGAACTCAGGTTTTGTAAATGTAAACTCAGGTTCTTCTACAACAAAGTTTCTTCCACCAGCATGTCCCTCCTTAAATTTCTCCATAGCATATTGCTTTTGAAGAGCAGGATCTATCTCCTTTAAGAAGTTATTAAAGGACATGGAAGCACCACAGTTATGGCACTTGAAATTGGTATTAACTTTTATAGGATAGAGATATCCTCTTGCCTTATTCTTGTGCTTCTGAGAGTCACCGCAAATAGGACAACGAAAGTTATACAGATTAGCTTTAACCCTTTTAAATTTGGGTAATCTTGATGATACTAGTCCAATATATTTGGAATCAACCAGATCCATTACAAGGGTCTACTTTGTTCCCTGTATTATAGTAGTAGATGACGTTGGTGTCAATGCGGATCCAACAATTCTCTGTCCAATAGGACTTACGACAAAACTTATAATGGATATTGCACCAGCAATTGTCCACATCTTCATCTCTATCTTACGAAGACGATCATC